GTTCGTCCCCTGCAAAGCGCCCTCCGAAGATATTCTTTTGCAGGAGTGATGGGAACTAGCCGTTGTACTTTCACCGCAGCTATCGCACGGCTAACGCGCAGCTGTCGGACTTTTCCCAAGCTAGTCTAGTCATTCGACCCGACCCTGTGCACAATCATGACCTAGAGAGGACTCTCGGATGAGGATATCGGTCTGGTTCAGCAGCGCCAAGGATTAACCTACACAGGAATAAACTCGCGCCATACTCCAAAGTTTCGCCCCTAGGGAGTGGATTCCTTACACAGTTCAAACACCTCGCGGAATCACAGCAGGGATGCCAGCTAAGGTAAGGACGATGACAAGAGGTTATGCCGGTTGTTCGTGCCGAGTATCATCATTGCGGTCGCATAGCCATTACCGCTAGTCAATCGGCGATCCCCAACCTGTGATAGGTTTACGTCCAAGTTTCAAACATAGGGAGTCACTTAAGGCTGTGATTCACATGAGCTGCCAAGGCTCAATACCTACAATCAGAAACTGGACACCACACACAGTCCTTGGTTGTTTAATTCCAAGACAGATGGTCCCAGGTAACATAGTCATCTACTTACAATAGCCTACACCTCGCGGCTCTTCTCTGAGGAATTACAAATTCCTGCTCCGGGGGATGCCTGTGAGATCTGTACTTCGAGCCCCACCGTATGGACTTCTATGAGCCTCGGATCTCACGCTTAAGTGCCACCTACCTAACGACCGGCTAGACAATACATCCGGCAGACAAATGACACCCATCCCTCCAACTCCTTATCAGCTAACTCTGGTGGCAAAGCTCCCTTCGGTTCCCAAGCCGCACACCAAGTTACTACTCCTACCCTCAGGCCATGGCACCCGACGGCACCATGGCCACCCGAACTCAATCCCGGTTAGATGCGTCAACCAAGGCGTACCCCAAGCTGGTTAGGCTCGACGTCGTGCCACTAATGAGCAATACACCCCCGGAACCAATTCTTCATAGGCCGCGCAGATCAGTTTAATGACATCATCGTATCTAGCACGGTTCAAAGTGGAGATGGACGTACTTAGTAGTAACCCTGATCAACGGCTGGAAAACGCTCAGTCAACTTGGACAGGTTAATGTCCTCAAACGTCAACTGTTCGATCCAAGCCTCCCAGGCTTGCTGCTGTTCCGTCGGAAGTCCAAACACACGCTCGAAAGACCGACGAGCATCCAATGTCACAGGGACACTGGCCTCGGCCTCCCAAGCGAAGTGCCTCTTTCTTGCTTCCACACAGGCAAGCCACGCAGTCGTATCCCGAAGATCAAGACGGGCAAACTTTTGTGACTCGAGCAAGTGCAAAATCCTCTGAGCGAGAGGTTGAAGGACAGGAACTCCAGCGTTTAATATCAACTCACACTGGGCCACGGATTTCATCACCCTCATGCCACCCTTGGGGTCATGATAGTGATTATAGCCGCAGAATGCTTGTGAAAGCACTTTCCTCCAATCTCGAACCATCCGCAAACCGGTCGCCGTTTCGAGCGGCGCACCTTGACAATGTCGGATGTCCTCAAATTCAAAAGCCACCTCCTCGACCCTTACCTCCTGGCCAAAACCAAGAAAGAAAGGGCTCACCTGCTCCAACAAACGGTCCAAATCGCCGCGCTCACAGAAAACAAGGCAGTCATCGGAATCCGCAAAGTAGTCCCAACGCCTAAGCTTGAGACTCATGAGAAACTGCTCTGTCATGGCTGCCATTAACAAACAGTTTCCCATGCCGGTGTTGTAGTCACCGGACATGCGATTTCCTTTCACCTTGTACCTGATATTGCCCATGGTCCGACCCCTATTGGACACCTGCCAGGACAACAACCTGGCAAGGTAAGGATCGTTCCACACAGCGTTATAGACAGAATGCTCGGCTTTAAGAGCCTCAGCCGAGACATGTTTGTCGAATCGTGTTGCATCCAAAGAGACACAAACCGGGTCCGCAAATTCATCCCACTTGGAACGGATGAGGTTGGCGCGTTCAACCGAGTCACGCCCTTTTGCAATCACAAAAGAACGCCGAACTCCTCTCCGGGGCCCGCGATGAGCAAGAATCGCGTGCTCGATAGGTTTAAGAAACGTAGCCAATTCCAAATTGTACTTCGGAGTCCTAAACTGTATCATCCGGGGGTCTTTTTCGTCCAACTCTTTCCTCTTCTCCGCCTTCACAAAGGCAGTAACGCGCGCATCACGCTCAACGACAGGCTCGCTCAAGAGCTCCCCTGCCGCTCGCTCATACCGAGTGCGTTTTGCGCCGGAGTACTGCTCCAGAATGGTGGCATATTCCAATCTGGTGAATGTGCGTCTCGATCTCATCATCTTACCGATACGCCTTAGACC